AGATGATGATGAGGTCGCTTGCGCTAAACCACCCATCCCCTTGCTTGTAGTCGAAGTAATACTCTCCGTTATCGGATTGGATGAATACCCCTATAAACTTCCCCATAAAATTAGCTTCGAGTACATAGGGGCTTTCAGTTGGGGTGCAGGTGATGTATGTGCCTCTCATTGGTCATATGTGTCTGGGTAGTGGATATTAGGCTCTCTCTTATCATACTCATAGGCTAATACATCTTGGATGAAGTCATCTTCGTCTATGTAACCTTCGATGGCCTCTAATACTTCTTTCGTCATATCGTGGGTGAATACCTTACCATTCTCGTAGGTTGAGTAAACATCCCCATCTATATGCACTTCCATGCCCTCAACGGTGTCGTTGGTTAAGTCTACATCGGTATCATCATACTCAATTTCGACATAGAATATTATCATCTCATCCCCGTATTTCATTGACCTTGATGAATCTATAGTTGTTTTCATTTTGAATTTTTAATTAAACCATTTGAGTTCTGTTGTTCCATTAAATCCTTTTTGCCATACATACCAAGCATAGGCAACGGCACTTCCGCCACCAGCAAGCATTTTTTCAAATTCAGCGTTCTTTGCACAGAGCAGTCGAGAACTTGAAATATAAACAGTCTTTGGCGGCTGTAATAGGAATAGCTTTTGCCGCCTCTTGCCCTCTAAAAATTGTACCTTCAAAAACATCGCCACCTTGTTTCCTTCAGGGATAATCTGCAACGCTTTTTCAATAAATTCCTGAGCATACTTGTATGGCGGGTTCGTAATAATGTCCCCATCCCACTCCGTGTTATCAATGCTCAAAAAGTCCGTTTCCGCTTTGCCAAATCCCCGGTCTATTAGGTCTGTGCTTTTAACTATGTGCCCAGCATTTTCAAACACTTTGCTCAAGTGTCCTTCACCGCAAGCGCACTCCCAAATATTTAGCGAAAATGTTTCAAGTCCTAAAAGCAATTCTCCTGCTTTTGGATCGGTTGCATAATAATCTTCATACTGCCTTTCCTCTTCAGTATGATTGCTGGCACCTAAAGTTTTATAGATGCTGTTGCGATTTCCTGTCCAATCTTTCATACTTCAGTTATTTAACTCCATCGATTTCGATGGATTATAGTTTTTTAAAGTAAATAGATTTAGGCATACTCCCACCAAAAACAAATTCAGTAACCTTACACAGCCATAACAAGTGACCATTGTCGGTTCTGTATGTTGCACCTCCGACTACCGGAGTTTTAAATAACATCTTCATCACGTTAGCACTTTCAAATGGATTGACGTCTAATGCTATGGCGACCTCATCGTTATTTTCGGAGAGCTTTTCAAGCAGGGTGTCTGCGCCAGCAACCATCAATAAGTCGCCTTTGCTTCCCGTCCATTGCGGCAGGTCTATATACCATCTGCCGTATTCTTTTACAAATTTGTGTGTCATAATTTAGTTATTTATAAAGGTGTAATGTCATTACACATAATAATAAGAGGAAAAAAAGGGGCGCCTCCCCAGGCGCCCCTAACCCAAAAATTTATGAAATCAGTAAGGAACTTCTTCCTCCCCTTGCTTCTTGAAGTTATTCACCTCAAGATAGCACTTTCCGCCCTTTGACTTTTTAATGTCAAGGGTAATCCAACCGCCATCGTTTACATTGTTCTGTATGAACTCAATGGCATCATCTGCTTTGATTTTTAACTTGCCCATTACGAATGCAGGGGCACTTTGAAGTGGCTCGGAAAAGAACAAGCCGTTGGCAAAAATTTTGTCGCTCATTTTTTTAGATTGTTTGGTAGATTAAATATTGATTGATGTCGTGAGTAGGCGAAGGACCAAAGAACTGATTGTAGACGATAAGCGCCTGCTCAACCTTTTCCTCACCCTTCTTAATCATATCCTGTGAAGGAGTAAAGATACCGATAAGATGTGACGTCTTGTCGATAGCTATGAATGTCAGTGGCTTTCCAAATAAAGTCTGATAGATGTACGCCTGACTGTCGTAGTTGTACTTCTTAGCACTCCACTTGAAATCCATAATGTCACTCGTTGTCTTGATGTCAATGACCGCATCGCCCGTAACAATATCAGCCTTGCCCTTGAACATATGCCCCTGGACCATTCCTGTCGTAGGCTCTTCATACAACGCACCCTTGGCATACACCATATCGCATACCTCCATGTTGCCCTTGAGCGTATTGGCAAGAGCAGTCAGCTCATCTGCCTCAGACTTAAGAAGCAGTATAGACTCACCAGATGACTCAAGAGCAGACTTGTATAAGTTGGTATTACGAGTTGACGCATCAACGATGATGAAGTCACGCAACTTTTCAGGCTCAAGAATAATCGTGTGGAAATACCGACCTTCCAACATCGCCTTGGTGTCCTCTCGTGGGACACCAAATTGACGCGGATTGTTTAGCAGGGTTCCGATGTCCGAATTGGACAAGAACTGGCGGCCATACTCGCCATAGTAATCACTTCGTAGCTTCTCCATCGTATACTAAGTTTAGTTTCTTGATGAGCATATCAGTAATCACATACTTCTTCTTTAGATTCGCTAAGATTTGCTCGAATGTCATAGACTCGTTGTTCTTGCTGATGTAAGATACGACCTTCTCATAGTTGGCGTCACCAGCCATCAGTTGAATTGTAGACGAAGAAGGCGCTGATGCAGGCACAGGCTTCTCGTCACGAGTGTCCTCGCCTATCCATAACTGAATGCCCAAGCCATGCATCGCTATAGCCTTGGCAGTGCTACGCTGAATGGTCTTATTGACATCCTGCGATGTAATCTTCTCAAGTGGGATGCTGTTGTTGCGGAAGTCCATAATCGGAAGATAGTCAATGTGCTCTAAGCCATCGACAATGATACCGACCTTGACATACGCAGTCTTCCCATCTGTGAAGTAGTTGAGCCCGGTAGCCGGGTTCTCATACACAATGCGCTGGGCACTCGGATGTAGGAGGTGTAACTCGTTCCAAGCGTTAGCCCAAGAGAGGTAGTCCAATCCTCCCTTTTTCTCTATCTTGTCTTTGATAGAGACCTTGTTTAAGGACTCGTAATGATTTGACATAGTTTTAATTTAATTAAGTTGATTGATTCTTGTGCAAAACTCTGCTTTTTTTTTGACATTTGCAACATTGATTGTTCAATTTGTAAAATTCTTTCTTTGAGCAACCAAGTGGCAAGCAACCTGCACCCATAATGCCAGTTCAGTTGGTATAGCACCCTCACTTGGTCGGGTGTCAACAACCGAGCGTAATGACCACGACAAATTCGTGTGCGAAATTCAATGGCATCAGGCCAGGTTGCAACAGGGGATAAGTACCTAATGGCAATTATCCCGTGCACGTCTATATGAATTTCGGTGGATAGGGGTGTTCGAACACCCTCTAAGTCGCTCATTGCCTCTTCCCATATTTCATCCGTTGTGAACATTCTGCAATGATAAAAGAAATTTCAGAGTTTAGAATTTCGTCTGACTTAATCTTCTGCTTAATCCTTGAGTTTCCTCTCGAAATATTAGCATGAGAGCCATTCACCCCCCGATCTTTCAAGTAGTCCGATATCACAACATTGGGAACGCCCAGATTTAGGCATGAATAGCAAAACACATCCCTCAGCTCTACAAACTCTTTTGACTTTGTACCAAAGAATGTGTCGAGATCCTGAATGCTATATCTTTCAAATATTACATTGATAACGGTTTCAATAATTTGTTGTCTCATTTAGTCTTATTTTTAGTTGTTTACGATACTTCTCGACGATAGCCCGCTCAATATGAGCGGGCTCTACGTCGTTACGCTTGTAGTCTGAATACTCAGGCATACAAGGATGTGTAGTTACTGCATGACGAATGTACGCCATCCAAGTCTTGAAGTCTTTAATCATCTCTTTTATTAAGTTTTTTAAGGATGGTTTCTATCAAGCCATTTGCTATCTGCTCGCCCTTGTGCCTGCCAATGAGGAACCCTACTAACACAAGTTTCCTCTCGTAGTCGGTCAGTGGTATGTCGCTATTAACGTCAATTCCCAATGACTCATCCCTGACATTCGCCATAGACTTGAGCATAACCTCACTGAGTGTATCCTCTGTTTCGTAAGTTGTTTTCACAAATTCAAAGCACTCATTAGCCCAATCTTCGGCTATACCCATAGCCTTGAAAATAGTTTCACTTGCCATAATTATTTAGATATTAAAAGGTTAAAATTGGAAAGAATACGCTCTTGTTCTTTTGGCTGAAGATACCTGTCGGATACGTACAACCGAACTGCCTTCACGCGCTTAGTCGCAATGGCCTCTAAGTCCTCTTTGCTCACATCCACAAAGCAGGTGGCAATGTATGTGCTGAATGTAGAACTGTACTCATACTCGACATCTTCATCATAAAATAACTTACTGCCATCCGCGAATAGAATGTACGCCCCTTTAGAGTGTATGCCACCAAGACTTGAGGTAAAGCATCGGATGTACAGGTAGTGCCTTGTTGATAGTGATGAATCAATGAACGTGTACCCTGACAACGCCTCAGGCATTCTAACACCGAATGTCCACCCACTATATGGTGTGCGGTGTGAGGTTTCACGAGAGAACTCGTCGTACTTAGTTTCAATCTGCGCTTTAGCAGAAAACAAGTGTAATGACATTACACTCAATAAAAATAGTTTTTTCATAGTTTAGGAATTGAGAATTTAGTTTTACCATAATCAAATAAAAGATTTTTGAAGCCATCATAAATGGCACTTTCGTAAGCCCACGTCAATAGTGTAGGGTCACGTGCATTGGCAGCCTTCAACGCCCACTCGAGCATATCTACACTACAATAATCAACTTCTATCTGATGCATAACGGACATAAATGTTTGACCACGCCATAGTCTTTTGTAGAGCCAATCGCCCTCTTCCGTATGTGTAAGATAGTTAAAATTATTGTATAGCCTTGCGTTGATGTGTAACTGCGCTATCCTTCGGCAATGCCGTGCAATTTTGTGATGACCTAATCCCATATTACCAAATCTTCGACTTCTTCTAAACTTAGTTTGGTGCTTACAGACTTCGTGAAATCGCGATTAGCTCCCAGAATGACACACTTTCCGGCAAACAAAGCGCCACCATACATGAAGCCCCTTGGATTGCCTTTCAACCATCCCATCTCATCAAGCCACATGTCATCCATACTTCGGGCATCGACATTCTGATGATACGGTAGGTTGAACCGCTCAACCATATCGCAGTCCATAAGTTTGTAAAGCTGATCGAACAAGTTCTTTTGTTCGAGTTCGCACTCAGTAATAGTGCGGGTGGTGGGGTCAATTAAGATACCTCTCATAGTAAATTATTTTTAGTGAAGATTTATTGATACATTTTTCTTGCCCTTGCCCAATGTACCTGAACAAAGACCACATTTAGAACAATTAGAAATCATGCCCCGCTCTTTACTTGCGGGGCAATGTACGGCATCAGATACAGGATCGGACTCATTGCGAACAATGAAGCTACGCCATCCTGGCGTGGCATTGTCATTACTCTCAACTGATGCCATAAAGTACCGGCCATAACCCATCGCCCACTTCTTCGTGGATTGATGAGTATAACCGGTGTGGCTCTTACACACGCTGACCATACGGGCAACGAGGGACATAGGCAGTAGACTCGGCTCGCCATACGTGCCGAAGCGAATAAACAATCCCTCACACCTACGAACAAGCTCATCGCTGAGCTCATCCGTAAGTTGTGGCAGGTTCTCAAACGCTCCGTATTGCTTGACAGCACTCCTAATTTGCCTCAGCATAGCATGATATTGCATGTACTTATGCGTGTAACACTTAGGATGATTGCTCAAGTGGCGATTAGAGCCACTGAAAGGACAATCCAAGCAGTTGGACTTGTCAAGTAGGAAGAACTCAGTCATCGTATACTGGACGCCACTGTGCACAAGCGCATACTGCTCTGCGCTATACGTAGACGTCTGAACAATGAGCTCGTTCTTAGCGGCAATCTTCTTGTTAGAAGTTCGGCCGCGTGAAAAGGCGAAGGCGTTATTGCCCTTCCTGTAAAATAGGGTATTCATAGTGACGTTCAATTAAGTCCAATAGTATTTCAAATGTTTTTCCCGTTGGTTTATAGGTGTACACACACGGATCAACATCGCCATCAGGCCACTCAACATTATCGTCGAACCACTTGTTAGGTATGTGATGCTCATCATATTTGCCATCGCTGCTATAACTTGCACGACCAAATACTAAGTTGCCCTCCTCCTCCCACTCGTGATGAGCCGACACATTGAACGCCTTACATAGCTCGGCTACATCTGAGCAGTTTGGCGACCATCGCGAAGAATACTGCAATATATCAGTATCTTCAAAGTAGATATCGAAGAAGTATCCATCTTTCACACCTAATGATTCGAGGATAAGCTCTCCGTTACCCGACTTACGCTGACGCTCGACGGCATCAGCAATAGCGGTCTTCAACTCTGTGGTATCACCGCTAAAATAAATTGTGTTTAAGCACCAGTTTGGCATAGGAAGATTTTTAATTTAATTGTTTCAATTTCAGGTAAGAACTCTACATTGCTAATCCATTGCAAGCACGCCTCTCGCTCAGGCATTGTCAATGCACGGAATAACATACGGGCTTGTTGCTTCTGCCCATTCACATAACTCTGCACGATGTAGTCATAGTAATCTTCAGGAGACGAGAGCCCATACTCTTCAATCAGCCTTTCAATAACGGACTTACTTTCATCTATGCACTCCCAAGCATAATCCACGTCATCATTGTACATTTCGTGGGAAATGCCGTTCTGCCGCATATTCACCGCCTGAACACGAGCGTCTGCCTCGCTATCGGCATCAATGTAGTACACATGCACTTTGGCTGCATACTCTTTGCAAATTAGTTTGAATTGCATGTTAAAAATTTGGGTTTATTGTTGCCTCCGTCGAAGGTGGTGGGCTATACCTTTGTAGTGTAATGTCATTACACCCCCTACCAAGAGGAGGTGTATCGATACGAGTAGTTCGGCTTGTGCTGTTCGATTAACTTCATCAACTTGTCGTGCGTGTCTTGCAGATTATACCAATAGTAATCATCAGGCTCAGAGCTACCGAAAAAGAACCCTTCACGCGGCGGTATCAACTCAAAGTCGCGCTTATCTAACGCCTCTTTACATACACTCGCAAGGGACTTTAGGTCATTTATCGAAACATAATATGTCCCGCAGTCATCATCACCTTGCTGAACATTATCCACAAGCCACCCGTGTATTGCATTGGCTTTGCGCCAATACATTACAAGCTGACTTGCAGTAAGGAAATGCCACGCATAAGGCTCCATGTCTGCATTTAACGTGTTGACAAACGGAAGGTCTAAGCCTTCTGAATTGGTGAGGTGAATTTCACGCCTCAAATACATATCTAATCCCATAGTTTTTTTGGATTATAAATGTGACGCCCCCATTACAGGCGGTTGGCAATGCCTTGTGTTGATAGTGAATGCTCACTCTTCGTCACCTTGCAAGTAATTGTTGTACTTGGCGACCTCAGCAATGAGGACTGATTTGGCTTTTTCAACGATTGATTTAGTCAGACGTTTTACATTGTATTTATCCCGTAGCTTTGACTTGCTTACAAATATGAACCCTACTTGCCCGCTATCCCAACGGCAATGAAACGGCTCTACATCAAGAGCAATGCCACTGTGTTCGTACATATACACCGGAAGGCATACGGCCAAATCATGTACTTTCTCAAAATACTTTAACATCTCACCCCACCCCGAAAATTCTTGTGATGATGGCTTGTAGTGTCCAGGCAGGTACTCCCACTTGTCGCCAATATTGTAGCGTCTATGATATAGCACCATAGAGCCAAGGTTGTCAAATTCTTCTCTTGGATTCATAGTTTAGTTAGTTTATATTTTACACCATCAATTTCTACTACGCTTAGCTTTGGTCGGTTGTCCTCTACATTACCATCCGAGTTCTCGAAGTAGATTTCGTTGCCTTCGGAATCGTATTCACGCTTTGACCAATACCCCTTTGAATTTTCAATGTAGATACGTTTATCATTCTTGTTTCGGATTTCCAAAACCCCATTGATTTTGAAATCCCAGTTGATTTGTTGTGCGATTGTTTTCATAGTTTAGTTAGTTTATATTGTTGCCCCGTCGTAGGTGGTGGCGTACCCTTTGTCTTGGTGTAATGTCATTACACCTTAGAATAATTTAATGTGTCGTGAGCCATTGTCAAACTCTCTGCGTATCTTTTTCATCGTATCGGATAGCCATTCCGCAGCACGTTCAGGTGTACCGAATCGAGCCTTGCTATCAGCCGCAGGCAAGTCAATCACAATCTCATCAGGCGACACACGTATCCAATCACAGAACTCCTCATCATCCACAACATTACCTCTATTTTTCCCTGTCACACTGCCCCCATATGTATGGCTATACTTCTTGCCTGATATTTTGTTAAACCCCTCGAACCAAGCAAAGCCAATGCGCCTGAAGAATGATGGATGTGTGACCGCACCAATACGCGGCACATCTACGCTTTCATTGTAATCTTTCAACTCAATAGATTGAAGCCCCTTGCCCTCAAATACCATTTCGTTGATTATAGTGGCGGTTATCTTCGTGTCTGCCCAATCGCTAAGCACATCGCACAGCACAGCAATACACCCGCCGTGATTCAAATACTCTACATTAAAACAGCCTACCGTGTTGCACGAAAATGTAATGTGCATCTTCGGGCGACCTTGCCCTGTGCCCTCGCTTGACCACCAACACTTCATATCACCCGACAGGTATGTGGGCACATCAAGAGCGTCACCCGTGTATTTGAGCTCATCTTTAGGGCGGTCATAGTCAATCATCCCCGCGATTATCTCTCGCTGATTGGCGATTGCCTTCGCATTGTACCCATCGTAGCACCGCTTGACCATAATATTGAAGCTCCTCGCATCACCAAAAAAATCACCCCTCCCCAATTCGTGGCTTGACATTTCCTTATTGCCAATTTTAATAGCAGTCTGCACGAACTCCTCGAAGGTCGTGTGTATCTTAGTTAAATCACCTGTTTCGTACCTCATTTTTTAGCAAATTTTTTGTTAGAGATTTCAGCTATATCATCGACCAATCGCCTACGGACATCATCAGCCATCATACCCGTTATCGCATAGTCGATTGCCTGAGTTGTCGAATACCCCATATCCACCAATGTGTTAGCGTGTATGCTTTGTCGTGGGCTAATTACAATATCCATACCTAACTCTTTGGCTTTGCTACGTATCATCTGCACGATTGTAGTAATGGGTGTATCCCCCGCAACCTTGCGCTCCATAGCATTGTCAATATCCCACGGAATAGTAACGAACCTGTTGAGCGTACTCGCATCCTGTCGCTGCGCTGCCGCATACTGCTTGCTGCCCCCGCTACCCGTAGTATTCTGGCACGCCACCACACGAAAGTCCTCGTGTTTCTTGACTAACTCATTGTTCGGGAATAAGTACGAAGCACCCGCCAACAAGTTATTCAGCGACACGACGACCTCAGTATTTGAGCGGTCAAATTCATCCAAGCATAGCAACCCGCCAAGCTTGAACGCACGATACATAGCACTCTCATTGTAGTCGCCCTTCGCATCCATATACCCACGCAAATCCGTGCTCGTCATCTTAGCGTGAAACGACACAGGGTAAAAGTCAAGCCCCAACGCACGGGCACACTGCTCGGCTGCCGTAGACTTGCCCGAACCCGCCTCGCCTACAAGCGCAACATTTATCCCCGCACCGACCATTTTGATTAAGTGCTCGAAATTCTCGTGCACAATATCCTCCGTGTGCTTAACACCCGACGGACGAACCACGTGCACAGTGCGCTGAACGTTAGCTATTGACAGGACGGCATCCTTAAACTCACTCGAACTAACAATCTCGTCAATCGAAAGTGCATCGCCCGACATCTCTTCAAGTATCTTAGCGAAGGACGATTGAGTGGCTTCGACGATACTTTTTTGCGTTTGCTCCGTTGCCTTAGCGACAACTTCTGCCCAATCTTGTTTTACTCTCATAGAATTTTATTTTATTTTTTGCCCCGTCGTAGGTGGTGGCATACCCTGTATTTATTTGCTCAATGTGTAATGTCATTACACCCTTTCAGATACGCATTCTTCAAATCATCTTGGCTGAACCATTGATTAGTCCCTCCACGAAAATCTTTGTAGTCCTTAGCAGTGCGCACTAAGTACGTATCGTTCCCATCGTGCCACGATATGTAGTATATCTGCCCCGAAGGAGCGGTAAAGAACCCGCTGAAGTACATGTGCCCCTTGCTAATCTTAATCTCCGTGCACCCGCGACCTTTCAAAGTTTTTTTGATAAATGAAATGTGTTCGTTCATAATAAATTGTTTTGAGTGAATGAATAATAGTCTGATTGTGTCAAAATAATGTGGTCTACAACATTGCAGTTCATGTATTTCAATACCTCCTTCACGGCATTTGTCATATTCTTGTCCGCATCACTCGCATTGAGCGTACCCGATGGATGATTGTGCACTAATAGTACATTGGATGCAAGACTATCCACGACGTGCTTACATATTACACGTACATCTGCTACCGTTGATGATACTCCACCCTTGCCGATTAGCGCCCAATGCTTGGTCTGAAGTGCGTGGTCTAACAACACAATATAGAACGACTCAACTACGTCTATGTCATTGTCGTACAAACTACGTGCGAACTTAGCCGAAACATCAGGGCTGGTAATTTTAACGGACTTTTTTGAGCCGCCCCTAACGGGCACTGAAACAATTTTTCTTTGTGTTGTTGTCATAGTTTTTGATTTGGTGTAATGTCATTACACATGAAACAAACTGCGCTATGCGTCCATCCTCCATTGATTTTCTCACTCACAATGTGGCGCAACGCCTGAAACTTTGTGTAGTTGTAGAACCTGCGCACCATACACGGGCGCTGCGTCGTGTCAAGCAAGTGTATGCTGAACGATCCGTCTCTGTGCTTTACGTATTTCATAGACAATGCACTAACGTGGTTACAATAAGTCCAATTAAGTGCACTAATAGCACAAGGTTGCGCTGATTTTGTCCGAAATGGTCGGATGCTGAATACACGCACGCAACAGCGAACGACGCAAACACGGATACGACAGGAGCGTATGAGGTGTCCGCTAAACACGCCCACAAGCAGGGTATAGCCGTGAGCAAAATGGTGTTGATAAGTTTTAACATAGGATTTTTTTTATTGTTGCCCCGTCGTAGGTGGTGGCGTACCCTTTGTCTTGGTGTAATGTCATTACACTAATTCGCACTCAACGTCCATAATGAATTGCTCCCGCGCTCGAAGCAATTCTTTTTCGTCGATTGTAAACTCTAAGCTAAGCGCAAGCGCCTCCTCGATTTGATTGAGCACCATAAGCTCATCGTAAATGGATTGAAACATAAGATTTTTTTTATTGTTGCCCCGTCGTAGGTGGTGGCGTACCCGTTGTTAAGGGCGGGGGAATCGAACCCCCGCTTGTACCATACCCTTAGTGGTGTAATGTCATTACACCTGCTCCGACTTGTATTGAGCAATCATTACGCCTAATAAGCTGTACGCCTCCTCCAACTCCTCAATCGTGCCCTTATAGTGTTTGGTTTGATTTGAATCAACTCTGAACGCTATATTACGCTCCGCGCCCTCTTTGATTTCAGGCATCTTTGCGATAAATGTTATGATAGTCTGCGCATCGTACTTGCCCTCCGCTGCCTCCGCTGCCTCCTCTTCGGTCGCTCCATCCGCTATCGCTTCGCTGAACTTTTTGTTCCACGCTAACAGGCTCATAAGACCGCACTCTCTTTTTACGTCCTCATCAACCCACGACAAAAATTGTAGTAGTCGGGCATCGTCAATACGCCCCGCACGTATCAACAAATTGTGGTATTTGTTCACCTTTATTTGAACTTCGGTGAATCCACAATCCATCCAAAATTGTGTTTTCGTGTACTTTTTTGGATCGATATTTCCGACCTCTACACTTTGGGCATAAAAATCGTCGGCTTTAGCGCATTCCCGTGCGTGGTCGATTAGATAGGAAAACGCTTTGTTCCGCGCTTTTGCGCCCTGTATTTTAAGGGCTTGCGACGACTTACGAACGGCAATGGTTACTTCTTTTACTGAAAATTGGGGTAACATAAAATTGGGTTTATTTTTTTTGCCCCGTTACAAGTGGTGGCATACTTAGGTAGTGTAATGACATTACACCACTTCGTAAACGGGTGGGGAATCGAACCCCAAAATATTGCTTCGTGTAGGCACGTTCGTGCCGCATTCTTCCGTACACAATATTCCACACCTGCGCCCGTTCTTTGGTTACGTTATCGTGGTTTGCGTTACGTCTCGGCATTCTCCTATTGGATAGTTTTTTCACGTTTGATCCTATGTACGTATTCGGTTTTATACGTTTGTATCCGTCCTTCAATTCTATCCTCAAGTGCTTGTACGTGCCCTTGCCGCATTGACCACTTTGCACACGATACCCTCCCGATTAAAGCTCCGTTTTACGCATTTCCATTCTTGCGCTTTCTGTTATTTGTGGCGTTGCCCTATACCCGTGTAATGTCATTACACGCCCTCCGTATTTGCCGCCTGTTACGTTTAACTATCTAACATAGGTTAGACCGCTCCATAACATTCCACATAAGAACTTTCGTGCTTACCTCACGTGCCTGACCTTCGTTCTTCTTTCGTGCGTCTTGCTTCCAACTTTTAGGACGTGCGCACGTCGTTCGTGCGTACTGCTTGCGCTACCCCGTTCGGTATGTTCGGTACATACCCCTGTCGGTTTTTTCCATTGGTAGCCTAAAAGTCTGAGAAATGAAATTCTACCCGTTTACGCCCGTTCCCCCGCATATAGTGTAATGACATTACACTGTATCCATCCCCGCCCTGTATCAACTGCTTGCAAGCAAACCAAACAAATACCGCTATTTGTTTCATCCCTCTTGTTTCGCCCGACCGTCTGCCGTTGTTGTACATTGCAATTATCGTACATATCCATATAACTGCAAAACTTTTTTTTCGTAGTACTGAAAAAAATATTGAAAAGTGCGTTTGTAGCGTTTGGAGGCGGTTTAACACTGAAAAAAATATTTTTAACACTTGATACAAAGCAATTTAACAAAGGGCAAAACACGATATAACAAGGGATGAAACAAGGGGAAAGCGCCGTAACATAAGATGAAGGAAATTGAGCCTATATTCGGACAATTTTGTCCGTTATTATTGCCCACTTAATAGGATATTAAGACCTTTTTATCCGTTATTCCCGTGCGCCATAAGGGCAAAAAGGATATTAAGACCTTTTTATCCGTTATTCGTTGGTAGGTCTACAATAGTGGACAAAAAAGTCTAAATTTTGGGCAATGTTACAACATTAAGCTACCCCACCCACCCGACAAGGGGGGTGTTTGCGCACTCGGCACGGCATCGTGATTCGGGGGGATAACCCCCTCCTTCATACCATCTCATGTCCTTCCCCCCTCCGCCTGCCGGACACCCCCCTAAATATATTAGTAATATATATTACTAATATATTCATGCCCAAACACCCCAAAAATCGGCATAAAATCGTCATCAAAATCGTCATAAAATCGGCATGAACTAGAACTCTCTCTTCTTGCAACATAGTTGCATAAAAAAATCGTCATATCAACCCGATTTTGAACCGATTTTATGACACTTAACTCTCTGATTATGAACAAATTCCAATTTTTTTTAAAATAATGATAAAGTTTAAAAAAAAGAGTTCTACGTATATAGAAATATGGCCAAAAAAAATCGGATTTTCGTCATGGGGTCTTTTTCCGTATCTTCGCCCTATGGTAATTTTATATAATGATGCCCGCAGTAAGCTCGCCTCGGGTATTAAGCAGATGGCTTCGGCTGTCAAGAGCACATTAGGACCTGGTGGCAACACTGTTGTCATTGATGCTGGTCCGGAGATGAGATTTGTAGGTGGTTTCACCATCACGAAGGATGGTGTGACTGTTGCGCGGTCCATTAAGTTGGATGATCCTGTCGAGAATCTTGCTGTCCGGATTATGCGTCAGGTTTCCGAGTTGTCTGCGAGTCGTGCTGGTGATGGGACTACTACTGCTGTTGTGTTAGCGGAGGCGTTGATTAGTGCTGGGGGTGGCCTCTCTCTTTCGGAGACGCGGGAGCTTCAGCGTCTTGCGGCATCTGCTGTCAAGATACTACGTGGTCGGGCTCGGCCTCTGGTCACTTCGGACGGTCTGTTGAGTATTGCGACGATATCTGCGAATGGTGATGCTGAGATGGGCGCTCTGATTGCTGATGCTTACGAGCATGTTGGCAAGGGTGGCATAGTTGTGGCTGAGAAGGGTCAGGGTACGACTTGTACGTTGGACAAGCGTCGTGGGGTGAGGTTCCAGCGTGGGTATGCGTCGCGTGTGTTCGTGAACGACCAGAGTAACGACTCTGTGGTCTTCGACAATGCGTTGCTGTTGGTGATTGACGGTCCTGTGAACAACATCTTGCACATTGAGACCATCATCAGGGGGGTGATTGCGTCGGGGGATCCTCTGGTCATCATCGGTGATGTCAGCGACCAGGTGGTGATGACTCTGGCGGCTAACGTCGTGAAGAATGGCATGCGGTTCGCTGTGGTGGCTCCGCCGAGCTTCGGGTGGCGTCGTCAGGAGCTGATGGAGGACTTGGCTCTCGTTACGGGGGCTAAGTTGTTCAGTGAGCGCACTGGTGATGACTTGAGTATTGCGACTATGGCTGACCTTGGCCGTGTCAACCGCATCAGCATCACGCGTGATGAGACCACTGTGACTCTGGGTGACATTGTCCCCGATGAGAGCCGTATTGCTCAGGTTGAGAAGCAGGGTGGTGAGAACGCTGCGGACCGGCTGGCGATGCTGCGTGGTCTGGCGTCTGTCATACAGGTGGGTGCGCACACTGACGTCGAGCAGAAGGAGCTGTACGACAGGATGGAGGACAGTATCTGTGCTGTCCGCTCTGCTATGGAGGGTGGCATCCTGCCTGGTGGTGGTGTGGCGCTGCGTGATGTAGCTGCTGACATGGAGGCTGACTTTGATGACAGCCCGGCGTTGCGTGTGCTGACTAAGGCGTTGCGTGAGCCGATGCGTGTTCTGTACGAGAACGCTGGTATGGAGCTGCCTGAGGGTCCGCTGCCACATGACTACGGCATGTGTCTGGTGACTGGTATCGCTGGTGACATGTACGACCTTGGCGTCATCGACCCGGCGTTGGTGACGATATCGGCGCTTGAGGGTGCTGTGAGTGTGGCGTCTACTGTATTGGGGTCTAACGCTGTGGTGCTGTGAAGGCGGTAGGGCGATACGTTGTGGTGGACCCGGTGCAGGGTCGCCCACAGAGTGGTGAGTTGGTGCTCAGCGTCAAGGATGCTGACGACATCAGGTACCGGCACGGTGATGTCATCGCTGTCGGTGATCAGTGCTCGCCGGTGCTTGCCCCCGGGCAGTTGGTGGCATACGACAAGAACGCTGGCTTCAGGCTGATTATTGAGGACCGTCAGTTGCTCGTGATAACTGATCGTGATATCTGTGCTGTCTTACGAGAGAGTTGATGATGCGAATGCGTGTGCGCATCTTGCGCATGCGTGTTGAGTTGGTGGGCTCGGTCATCCAGGGCACGCGCTCGGGCATGACGCGTCTTAGGGCGCACCACTCCTTGATGTCGCGTACAAGCTGGTGTCCTCTCGGGGAGAGTGAGTGAAGGCGACGGGGGGTCTCGGTGACAACTGAGATCCACCCCTCGCGGATGAGGGCGCTGGTGACATAGCCAGAGCCATCGGAGCCGGCGAAGACCTCGCGGAGTTCTCTGATGGTGAGGTAGGGTTCATCGTGCATCCAGAGCATGGCGTCTAGTTCCTTGATGGAGAGGCCATAGGTCATGGAGACGTAGTAGCGGACGGCAGTCCAGTATTTAAGTGGGTTCGTCAAAACGTGATTATATTTGTGGCAAAAATACGAGATGCCACTAACGAAATCTGTGTCTAAGAACATCGCCGAGCTGACGAGGGCAAACAGAAGTAAGCCCGCAGGCAAGAAGCGTAGTCGTGAGCAGATAGCGGCGATTGCATACTCGGCAGCTAAGAAGAAGAATAAATGAACAAGGACAGTATGCCATGTAACAAGCCTAGGCCATCGACGAGCCCAGGCAAGAAGAGGATGGTGAAGGGGTGTGAAGGTGGTCAGGAGAAGATCATACACTTCGGTGCGAAGGGGTACGGCCACAACTACAGTGATGCCGCCCGTAAGAGCTTCAAGGCGCGTCATAACTGTGACACGGCTACGAGTAAGCTGACAGCGCGTTACTGGGCGTGTAAGAACTTGTGGGCAGGCAAGGGGGGCAGCACTGCGTCATCGCCGAAAGGTAGGAGGGGGAAGTACTGATGAGGAAGACGGCGAGATATTACGCGGACAATCCTGGCGCTAGGCGCAGGAAGGTGGAGTACGACAAAAAGTATCACAGCACGCCTGAGCGTAGGCGTTACAGAGCGGAGTTGGTGCAGAAGAACCGCGAGATGGGCACCAAGGGTGATGGCATGGACGTGTCGCACCAGAAGGGCGGTAAGGTCATTCTTGAGAAACAATCAACAAACAGAGCAAGGAAATGAAAGAGTTACTGAATGAAATCGGTATTAACCTATCGCTGACATTAGCTGGACTTGGTGGCAGTATTGTCACGCTGTGGGCAAAGCGTAAGACGATGAACTGGATGGAGCAGGCGGTCACTATATTCTCGGGCACATTGTCTGCGAACTACCTGACGCCACTCGTTGTGTCGTACTTAAATATGAAGCCGGAGGCTGAGTATGGCGTAGCGTTCATCATAGGATTCGGAGGACTTAAAGCTGTTGAATATGTCTACGACAAGTACTTCTCAAAAAAATAATGACAAGGGTGCTGGCGACACGCTGGCGCGGATCTTCACGATGACTGGCGTGAAGAAGGCAGTCGAGGTGATATCGGAAGCAACCGGTATTGAATGTGGCTGCGACAAGAGGCAAGAGCAACTAAACAAAATATTTCCATATAAACAACAATAAACATGGCACTAGAACAAGTATCAGCTTATATTTTCACTCCTTCGGTAACTACTGGAACTCAGCAGTATGCCGCTCAGTTGGTTATTCCGGGGAGATGGAATATTGGACAAATCCGGAGGATTGTCAATTCAACGAGGAACAAGCTGATGTACAGCGATGAGCACGAGAAACTCATTGGCACGATAACATTCAACACATACAACCAGACGATTCCAACTGGAATGCCGACAACTCTTGTGCAGAGGGCTGGTGGGGTGACTATGTTCAATTTGCTCATGGACACGTCGTATATGCAAGCAACGGATGTTCTTGAGATTTTGGTTGAAAAGAAGGAGCAGGTTATGCGGCCATTTGACTTTGGAACGGACGCTATTGAGCGCATTCGTGTGTCTGATCCCAAGTCAATGATTGATGCTGACTTTGAGTATGGCTTGCAGCCCACAAAATGGGCGTCTTACGGCTTAAACCGGTACTTCCCATCAATTCTTGAGCTTCAGAGTAATGACCTTGTCGTTACGGCCATATCATCCGATGGAACGACTACTTCAAGTACAAATTCGTTGATTACAGTTACGACATCAAGTGCGCATGGTATCACAACGGCTGGAACTCCAATCCACGTCGCTGGTACAAGTCAAACTGTTGCCCTTGGCGTAGGTGGTTCAGATGGTGGGTTTTTAGTTGAGACGGTTGTTAGTCCGACTCAGTTTACATACAGGGCCAAAACAACAGTAACATCGGGCTCAATTTTAGCAGACAATATTGTCCTTCGTAGGTGTGTGTTTGCTACAAACGTTAGTATTCCAATTACCAACCCAACAGGGATACATACTGCCGGAACATCAGTGACAATCACGTCAACAAGCCCTCACAACCTTGTGCCTGGCACGCCTATTCTCGTTAGGGTTACTAGTGGAACTAATACCCTTCAGGCTCAAGGGTCATTTTATGTGGCGTCAGTGCCAACAGCGACAACATTTACATTTGTAACTAGGCAGTGGACATCTGGAACTGGAGGCAGTGCCGTTGACTTTACCGGCTGTACAATGACAGTCACAACTAACTCAGATGGATTGGCACAGCCTAGACCTTGGGATGGTGGCGTACAGATTTATGCGGCTAGTGCATCGCATGGTGCTTGTATTGTTCGTTCAACGAAGAAATATAACCGTTATCAGTCTGGTAAAGGGTATCTGTGGTCATCCGGCGTATTGTTCAGGCCAAATTATGACATTCGTAGCATTTCAGCTAATGGAACGGCTATTGGCTCTACCGTTACTGTTACTGTTGATGGAGTGCCTCACGGCCTTCAATCTGGTGCAACAGTTAGAATAGTAGGCATATCTACATCTGGATACGATGGAACGTATACTGTGGCAACCGTAGCAACAAGTCCATATGTTTTCACATTTGCAAATACAGCAACCCTTGGTTCAATAACAACTACTTATACACCGGGAACTGATCCTAAAGTTATTGTAACTGCTTGGTCTGGTTCTGTTGTTCGTGCTGGTCCTTTTGATGACCAGAATGGCATGTTCTTCGAATACGATGGGGCTACATTCTGGGCTGTTCGCCGAAGTGCTGTATTTCAACTTGTTGGTACACTGGCTATAACTGCTGGAAGTACGACAGTTACTGGTACTGATACTAAATTTATTGAGCAACTTCGTGTTGGTACCAAGATTGTAATCAAGGGCATGACATATTTGGTTGCTTCAATATCCAGCAACACTTCGATGACTATCTCTCCGGATTATCGCCCAAGTATAAATGCCTCTGGAGTAAAGGGGAGTATTGTTCGTGAAACTCGTATTTCTCAAGCCAACTGGAACATTGATACCTGCGATGGCACTGGCGGCATAAACAACCCAAGTGGATTTCTACTTGACTTAAACACCATGCAAATGGTGGGCATTCAGTACACATGGTATGGTGCAGGATTTATTGACTGGATGATTCGTGGTGCTGACGGTAATTGGCTAATGGTTCATAGGCTCAAGAACAACAACGTCAACTATGAGGCGCACATGCGTACAGGTAACTTACCGGTTCGCTATTCTGTTGAGAATGAAGGAGCATATACCTATTTGACCGCATCGCTTGCAGCTGGAGCAACTACTGCAACCGTTGCTAGCACTGCTGATTTTCCATCTTCAGGTGTACTTTTAATTGACCAAGAGATTATTTCTTACACCGGGAAAACATCAACTACATTTACCGGGTTGGCTAGGGCGGCAACTTTAAGCAAGTTCCAGGGCGGACTTGCAAGAACATTTACAGGTTCTGTAGATAGCACACACAACACACCGACGGCGGGGTCTGCAAACGGACCTGGTGTAGTCCTTATACGAAACACCTGTAGTCCATCGCTTGTACACTGGGGCTCGGCTCTTGTAATGGATGGCGGCTTTGACTCTGACCGCGGTTACATCTTCAACTATCAAAGAGTAGGCCTATCATTAACAACGGCTACTCAAACTGCATTTTTGATTCGATTAGCACCATCCGTGTCGGCCGGCCTTGTAGGTGTTCTTGGAAATAGAGACCTCATTAACAGAGCTCAATTCCTCTTGCAAGCCGTGGGTATTGACGTTGATAATGGCGTTAATGCTGGGGCCGTAATTGTAGAAGGAGTTGTTAACCCGACGAATATTAGCGCAGTAACGTGGCTTGATGTGAATGCTACGGCACAGGGTTCACAGCCATCATTTGCCCAGGTTGCAACGTCTTGGACGGGAGGTGTTGCTACTGGTGGTGAGCAAATTTTCGCTTTTGCCGCTCCGGCTCCATCAGGAACCGCTTCGCAATGGGGAGCTGTTAACGACAGACTTGATTTGAGTCCGTTGAAAGAGTTGACCAACTCGCCCATTGGTGGAGATGGCGTGTATCCAGATGGACCAGAAGTGTTGGCTATCAATGTGAGGCTTAGAAACGGTACTGCTAACGGAACTGTACTCCTCAGATGGTCAGAAGCGCAGGCATAATAGTCCTGCTGCTTCTTGCCTCTTGCAGTCGCAAGGCGACGGTGACGGAGTATGTGAAGCAGATTCAGATCGACACGATACAGATGCCGGTCTACACGACGACATACATCCCGGTTGAGTGTGACTCAGCCGGGGTGTTGAAGGCTTTTAAATACGAAACAGCATCAGGTCCTGTTAAGGTCTCTTTATTTTCAGACAGCGGCAGGGTTGTCGTGAAGTTGAAGGTTGACACTGTCGTTCAGCGATATCGAGGGGATACTGTCTATCGTGAGATTGTAAAGACTAAAACTGTTGTGCCTAAGTGGGTTTTCGCTGTCGTTGCGCTTTGTGTTATATTTGTGCTGCTGACTAGAATATGAAGAAAACCCCTGGTCCATTTTCTCACAAGAAGAACCCGATAGACTTGATTCGGAATGGCCGGAAGATTGGAGAGGCTACCGGTGGGGAGTACATTCTAAATCCCAGTCAGGTGTCCAAGATTAAGGGGTTGGCTGGGAAAAATAACAAGGATGGATTACATAGTTATATTTGCAGCATCATTAAAAAATTCGAGAAATGAAAGGCTGTTCAAAATGCAAAAACAAAACCTGTACCTGTGATATGAAAAACACCAAGTATGCTAAGGGCGGTAAGACGCCAATGAAACCCACCACCTATGCTAAAGGCGGTAAGTCTCCTCTACCTGGAATGAAAAAGCCTAAATCATCTTGCAAATGAAAAAGAAATCATATAGTACTGGAGGTAAAGTAACTCCATTTGGCCGGGCTTTCTCTGGTGCTAGAAAAGCAGGCAAAGAGACATTCACATTTGGTGGTAAGTCATATCACACTAGAACAAAGGAGGAAGAGGATGCTAGAATAGCATCTGGTAGACCGTCATCCTACACCCCTATTGAGAAAATGCCGAGTGGTAAAATGGCGACTTCTGTGACGAGCTCTTCTGTTAATAATAAAGCGGCTACAGAGATAAAGTCAGCTCCCGCCGCAAAAAAAGCGACTACAGAGCCAAAATCAGCCACATCAATGGACAGAAAAGCGTATAGAGAACAGGCTAAAAGCTCTGTCCCAACAAGAAAGGAAGCGAGATTTGAAAGATTCAAAGATCGTGTTGATGCAAGAATGGAAAGGAAAAGAAAAAGAAGATTGTAATGCCTAAGATAAGTACATATCCTGTAGTAACTCCTGCTAGTAACGACTTATTGATCGTTACTGACGCAAGCGATAGTAATGCAACGAAAAATGTTACTATTAGTAGCCTGTCATCGTTGGTATCTTATTCTGAAATTTACGATAGCTCTGCCGGCGAAGTAACAGCGATTGCTTCGCAAAACTCGTTTGTTCTTTTGAATGCGACTACCACTCAGGGAAATTCGAATGATGTTTCGCTGACAACCAACAGCCTTGGGCGAATAACAAATACTGGCGCATCTAGGACTTTTTATGTGACCTACTATGTTTCAGCATCATCTTCTAATAACCAGAATTTGTTGTTTCGAATACATGTAAATGGAGCCCCAGTGGCGCATTCCGAATCAGACACAATAACTTCTAGTGGTGGAAAGGCATCAAGCGTATCAAACGCAGCTATTATCACTTTAGCTACTAATCAGTATGTTGAAATTTATGTAGCAAACGCTACAGCTGCCAATAATGTGACCTTAGAGCATTTTAACCTTATAATGAGACAATTATGATGAAACCAAAACCCACTGCAAAAGACCGCATGATGATGCTTAAGAAGAAGCATGTTCGCGATGTTGAGAAAGACACCAATAAATATCCTGATGGCACTGTTGAAAAGTCAAAGAGTGTATTTAGGAAAGACGGGGGTCAAAAAGTTAAGGTAAAAACAGCCTCTCCTAATGGTGAGGTTAAGAAGACGAAGATTGTCCGCAAGTGAAAGACGCCTGTTACAGAAAGGTCAAGGCTCAATATGACGTCTTCCCTTCTGCAAGGGCGTCACAAGCTATTGCCAAGTGCCGGAAGCAATCTGGCTCTGTGCGCAAGGGAGAGGCTGGGTCAAATCTGAAACGCTGGGAAGCGGAGAAGTGGAAGGACACAAGAACTGGCAAGGCTTGTGGTGCAGGTGGGAGCAACGAATACTGCCGTCCTAGTCGCAGGGTGTCATCAAAGACGCCAAAGACTGCATCTGAAGTCGGTAGTGCTAAGTTAGCGGCAAAAAAGAGGGAGAAGGCACGGGTGGGGATGGGAAATAGAGTTAAACCAATTTAATATGATACGAAAAGTAGGAATAGGCCAGGATTACAAGAATGGCATGCATTACGAGCTCAATCAGCCTGTAATCAACAAGACTGGCGATTTTAGGATATCCTTAATTAAGAAGGATTCATCAGGTGGCATTAAGATACATATCTCGAACTCACGCAATGAGCACATGCTCTGGAAGGAGTTTAATGCCTGTATGCCGATATCAATCGAGTATGAAGTTATCTGATGCGTTCACCATTTCAGTTTATCGTCAGGCCGAAGGGAGATCGGCGTTATGACAACACCCGGGATTGGGGTGTTGACTTCATTGTAAGTGTTTCTCAGGAAGACCACAGATTCTCAAATAGGTATGCCGAGGTCATCAGCACGCCAATGGACTACAGCGGTTCTATCAAGCCTGGGGATACGCTGATTGTTCACCACAATGTATTCAAGTTCTACTATGATATGTATGGTAGGCAGAAGAGTGGCAAGTCTTTCTTTGGGGAGAATACGTTTGTGTTAGACTACGATCAGTTCTTCTTGTTTAAGTCTGATGATGGTAGGTGGCATGCTCACGATAAGTACTGTTTCATAAAGCCTTCGGATGAGAAGGAGTGGGTGCTGTATAAGGGCGGCAATTCGGAGCCACTGCATGGCACTATCCGTTATATTAATGATGAGTTGATAGCACTTGGGCTGAAGGAAGGCGATGAGGTCATTTATCAACCAGAGAGCGAGTATGAGTTCGAGGTTGATGGGGAGGTGCTATATCGTATGTTTACCAGTAACATTGCCATCAAGATATGAAGACTAATGAGCAGTACAAGAGGGATATAATAAAAGCTGGGCGCAAGGCTGTGGAGCATCTCATTAAGGTTGCTGAGCAGGAGATTATTACTGGCGGGGAGGATGAGTTGAGTGCTGATAGGATGAAGAATGCCGCCGCCACCAAGAAACTAGCGATTATGGATGCATTCGATATATTGACGAGGATACAGCAGGAGGAGGACATACTGAATGCTCCTATGGCATCTAACGAAACGCATGGACAAGGATTTGCAGAAAGACGTTCAAAATAGCCTATACAGAGTGCTGCCTGCGCCCGTTCAGAAAAAGAAGTGGGTGTATGGGTATAATAGGGAGTATGACATTGTCGTTATTTCTAAGGATGGCACTCTCGGGGCTGTATATGAGATATCTGGGTTGAAGATAGGCATACCCGAGGTGCCTAAGCAGGTGTATCAACGGTCAAGCAAGAAGTCTGAGCAGTATTGGGAGCGGGTGAACTGTCCGCCTCAATTAGAAAAGATAAAGTCAATATTTCAATGGAATGAGATGCCGCGTGACTTCAAGGAGTCATATGCGCCATACATTGAGTCTGAGTTTGATAAGAGAGATGTGGGGGCGTGGTTTATGAACAACGGAGTGCCGACATACATTACGGGTGCGTACTACATGTACCTTCAGTGGAGTAAGATTGACGTTGGATACCCTGACTTCCGGGAGGCTAATAGGATTTTCTTCATTTTCTGGGAGGCATGTATGGCTGATAATAGGTCATTCGGTATGTGCTACTTAAAGATTAGGCGTTCCGGGTTCTCGTTTATGAGTTCTTCAATGGCTGTTAACCTTGGCACATTGTCACGCAACGCTCGTATTGGCATACTATCTAAGACTGGTGCTGATGCCAAGAAGATGTTTACGGACAAGGTTGTGCCCATATCAACGAACTATCCGTTTTTCTTCAAGCCCATACAGGACGGCATGGACAAGCCGAAGATGGAACTTGCCTATCGACTGCCGGCATCGAAGATAACCCGCAAGAATATTCACGAGGTTATGTCTGACTCATCGCCGGATGGGCTGAATACGACTATTGACTGGCGCAATACCGCTGACAACAGCTATGATGGTGAGAAGTTATTGCTGCTGATACATGATGAAAGTGGGAAGTGGCTGCCACCAGAGAATATCCTCAATAACTGGCGGGTTACTAAAACGACTCTGCGTATAGGCAGTAAGATTGTCGGCAAGTGCATGATGGGCTCTACCTGCAATGCCAAGGCAAAGGGAGGAGGGAACTTCAAGGAGCTGTATGATGACTCTGATGTGACCAAGCGAAATGCCAATGGTCAGACCAAGAGTGGTATGTACAAGCTGTTCATCCCTATGGAGTGGAACTTCGAGGGGTATATTGATAAGCATGGATGGCCCGTCATTAACTCGCCGGCATCCCCTGTTGTTGGCGTTGATGATATGGAGATTTATACCGGTGCTGTCAACTATTGGGAGAATGAAGTTCAGTCGCTCAAGTCGGACCAGGATGCACTGAATGAGTTTTACAGGCAGTTCCCGCGCACGGAGGCGCATGCGTTTCGTGATGAAAGCCGAATGTCGCTATTCAATCTGACCAAGATATATCAGCAGATTGACTTCAATGACGGCATTATGATTAACACAACGCTAACTCGTGGGTCGTTTCATTGGGCGAACGGCATTCAGGATAGCCATGTGATATGGACTCCTAATAAGACTGGGCGATTCTTAGTCAGTTGGATACCACCCGCTGGGCTTCAAAATAGGGTTATTGACCGCAATGGCAGGAAGTATCCTGGCAATGAGCACATAGGGTCTTTTGGCTGTGACTCATACGACATATCGGGTGTTGTGGGTGGAGGAGGGTCTAATGGTGCATTACATGGCTTGACTAAGTTCAATGTTGATGACGCGCCCAGTGGCATGTTTTTCTTAGAGTACATCGCTCGACCTCAGACTGCTGAAATATTCTTCGAAGATGTGCTGATGGCTTGTGTGTTCTACGGGATGCCTGTTCTTGCCGAGAACAACAAGCCGAGGCTGTTATACCACTTTAAGAACAGGGGATATAGGGCGTTCTCGCTGAATAGACCTGACAAGCACATATCGAAACTATCCAAGACGGAGGTTGAACTCGGTGGCATTCCGAACACATCGGAAGATGTCAAGCAGGCTCATGCTGCTGCTATTGAGTCTTACATCGAGAAGCATGTTGGCTTTGATGCCGAGGGTACGTATAGAGATCCTGACGACTGTGGGTCTATGTATTTCAACAAAACGCTGATGGACTGGGCTGCGTTTGATATCACCAATAGAACGAGGCACGATGCGTCTATAAGCTCTGGGCTGGCGATTATGGCGAACCAGAAGCACTTGTATGTGTCAGAAATTAAGTCCTCTAAAATAAGTATTAACTTTGCCAGATATAATAATGAGAGTTCCTTCAGCCGCATAGAGAAGAATGGATAAACCAATAATCAATCCTACGTCGTTTCCAAACCAATATGTGTCCGACATTGAGAAGGGCACGAAGGAGTTTGGATTAAGGATAGGTCAGGCTATTCAGTACGAATGGTTTAGGAAAGACTCTTCTTCGGCAAGGTACTACTCTCAGTGGAGGGACATGCACCGACTGCGTTTATACGCACGTGGAGAGCAGTCTGTACAGAAATACAAGGATGAACTCGCTGTTAACGGCGATTTGTCATATATGAATCTTGACTGGACCCCAGTGCCAGTGCTACCTAAGTTTGTTGATATCGTGGTGAATGGGATGGGGGACAGGCTGTTCAAGGTTAAGGCGAGGGCGCAAGACTCTGCGTCTATTCAGAAGCGCCGGGACTTCCAAGAGTCGGTTGAGGTGCAGATGGCTGGTAAGGACATTTTCATGGCCGCTCAGGAGAATTTTGGTGTCAACCCATGGACCGTCAATCCTGCTGATCTTCCGGAGAATGATGATGAGTTGCAGTTGTTCATGGAGATGAACTACAAGCCTTCTGTTGAGATTGCTCAAGAGGAGGCATTGAATACCATACTTGAGGACAGTAGATACCAAGATGTACGCAGGAGGGTTGAGTATGACCTCATGGTGCTCGGTATCGGCATATCGAAGCATGAGTTTAACCCTGGTGATGGGGTTAGGGTTCAGTATGTAGACCCTGCTAATGTGGTATACAGTTATACTGAAGACCCGTACTTCCGTGACTGCTTCTACTGGGGAGAAGTCAAAACTATCCCTGTCTCTGAGCTGACTAAGTTAGACCCCAATCTAACTGTTGAGCAAATGCAGGAGATTAGTAAGTACAGCCAGAATTGGTATGACTACTACAATGTAGCGCAGTTCTACAACAATAGTTTATTTAGGAACGACACTGCAACGCTTTTGTTCTTCAATTACAAGACTACGCACACTTTTGTGTACAAGAAGAAGACTACCGAGATGGGTGGTTCTCGTATTATTGAGAAGGACGAGAACTTTAATCCTCCTGTAGATATGATGGAGGAGCAGGGTTTTGAGCGCATTACTAAGACAATCGAGGTGTGGTATGAGGGCGTTATGGTGATGGGCACTAATATTATGTTGCGTTGGCAGATGATGGAGAATATGGTTCGTCCTAAGTCCGCATCTCAAAATGCTATGCCCAACTATGTGGCGTGTGCTCCCCGAATGTATAAGGGCAATATTGAGTCATTGGTACGAAGGATGATACCTTTTGTTGACTTGATACAGCTCACTCACCTAAAGATGCAGCAGGTCATCGCTCGTGTTGTCCCTGATGGTGTCTTTATCGACGCTGATGGCATCAATGAAGTTGACCTGGGCACGGGCGGCAAGTACACTCCAGAGGATGCGTTGAGGCTGTATTTCCAAACGGGTAGTGTTGTTGGTCGTAGTTTCACGCAAGATGGTGAGTTCAACCATGCTCGTATTCCTATCCAGGAGCTGACGACAAGTTCTGGCGGTCAGAAACTACAAGCTCTGATTGCGAACTACAATCACTACATGGACATGATTAGGGCTGTCACTGGTCTTAATGAGGCTCGTGATGCGAGTGTCCCTGATTCGAGGACATTGGTTGGTGTTCAGAAACTCGCTGCACTTAATTCCAATACTGCTACGCGACATATTCTTGATGCATCGCTGTACATCACAAAGACAGTGTCAGAAGGACTAGCATGCCGTGTTGCTGACATCCTTGAGTACGCTCCATTCCGTGAAGAGTTCATAGGTCAGATAGGCAGGTACAATGTTACCATTCTCGATGTTCTGAAGGACTTGTATATCTATGACTTCGGCATCTTCATTGAGGTTTCTCCGGATGCCGAGGAGCGAGAGCGTATGGAGGCCAGTATACAGATGGCATTGCAGAAGGGCGATATTAACTTGGAGGATGCTATTGACATCCGTGAAATCAGAAATACGAAGCTGGCGAATCAGTTGCTGAAGATTAAGCGAAAGCAGAAGCTGGAGTCGGACCGCGCCTTCAAGATGCA